GACTCCATAAACCTCTCTAGCTACCCAGCAGAAAATCCCCCCTGTGATTATTCCCTTGGGGGCAACACTACCAATCAAATTTGCGCCAGCATTCAAATAGGACGGAAAGGAGTTAGCATTATTTGAGCTAGCCTGCGCCTGAACCTGGGCTCCGTATGTGCTGGCTTGGTAGTCGGCCTGCGAGCGATAAAGCTGGTTAAACGCATTGGTAAGCTGGACCGGGATCTGTTGATCCACTGCTTGGTAGAATGGCGCAGCGGTAGACGCCTGCTGATTAAATCCACCAGGGAGAGATTGGTTCGCCTGGATGTAGCCCTGCATCGCGCCCTGCTGTTGTGCTGTCCTTGCCTGGGCCAGATTGCCAATGCTGGGTCCTCCGGCAATGAATCCAGCCGCGGCCCCAAGCCTGTTCTGCTGGATGCCTTCACGAAGCAAAAGATCGCGAGCCCTGGCTGCGCCAGTAGTTTCGCCAGATCCAAGGAACTGTTGCGCGGCGCCGAATCGGGCCAACTTGCGCTGTTCTCCGGCCGCGCCAATCTGCGCAGCCTCTTGTACTGCTGGTCCAAGTCCAAAAATATTTCCCCTAGCAGTCTGAGCCCCGCGAATTGCCTGCTCGTACCCGCGACGTTCTTCGGCACCAATCGTAGATCCAAGCCGAAGCTGGTTCATTGCCTCTTCTTCAATCGTGGTGCGGAGTTGCTCTGTCTCTGGAGTGGTTGTTGGCCCAAGCGGCTGAGTAGCCATATCCCTGTACTGCTGGCCGAGGGCAACCGCGGTGCGATAAGAATCCGGATCGATCTGATAAAGTTGCTGGGAAGCGCGTTCTTCGGGTAGCTGGAGGAAGGATCGGAAAGAAGTGATTTCTTTTGCGCCTTCTGTGCTGTCGGCGGCAATGGGCGTGAAATTCTTTTGCATATCCTGCGCGCCAGTAACTGCGCTGGTTACGCTGGCTAGATCGTTTTTTAATAATTTAATATAACTATCTGCCTCTACTCTTTGTTGACTCCCAGCAGGCAGGCCAGCCACCATTTTGGTGGTCGCCTCCAGCAATTGCTGAATCCCAGCAATTTGAGTATTGCCGCCTTGAATTATGTTAGATAGCTTGTTTTGTTTGGCTGAATTATAATCGTTGATGATTTGGTCATCACTTACCTGAAAATTTAATTTAGCAGCAAGATCAGATGCTCCAAAATTTCTTTGAGCCGATAGTCCGTCTAGTGATTGCCTGAATTGAGGTGTTGCTTTTCCTATGTCCCTTGTGGCAATATCTCTAATTTGCTCGGCAAGAGTTGTTCTTCTCTTTTCCTCGGCCTGTCTGGCCTCTAGTTCTTGTTTTGCAACATCTGCCCTTCGTTGAATTTCTTTTTGGGCATCTTCCTTGGTGGCGTATGGATAATTCGGAAGTCTTGTTAGAAAATCATCAATAGAAAAGTATGCGGCTCGATACCCAAGTCTTGTATCCCTAGAGCCACCATTATATTCTGGAGCAGTTATAGCCTCAATACCGCCGCCTGCGGTAATTCTATAGCCTGCTGGTTTATTTGGAGAATATGCCATATTAAGTTTTAAGATTAGGATTTGTAATCGCCGTGCCTAGCGTACCATAAAAGTCTACTGGCCCAGGCTGCCTATTAAACGCCACATTCTGCTCAACCGAGGCGTATGGGCTAGCTCCATAAAGACGCTCAAACTGGCGGGTCATTTGATCGCCCAATCCACGGTTCAAGGCGTAAGCCTGTGGGCTTTGTTCATACGCCCTGCGCAAACCTTCCAGAGTCCTTTGTGGTCCGTACTGACGCTCCAATTGCATCCCAGACTGGACCCCGGCCTGCTGGTCAAGTGCTGACAATTGGCGCTCCAGGGACCGTTGTTGTGGCATGTACTGGATGCGGAGCTTGTTCTCTAGTTCTGCCATGCCTGGAGCCTTCTCCATGTACGTTTCAATATTCGTCCTGTACGCAGCCGCATTGGCCTGTGCTACCGCATTGGGATCGGGCGGGGGCGGTGGTGCCGGAATGGATGGTGAGCCTCCCATACTAAACCCTGGCCTTTCTCATAAAATTCATATAATCATAACTCCTGGATCTTCCAGAACGGTTAAACGTAATACGCTTACGAATGCCAAAACGCTCCCAAAGCAGGAGCAACAGGCATCTCAAGGAGATAGCACCCTTTGAGGATATCGTCAAGTCTACAAAGACATTGTCTCCGTCCTCGGAGTGAACATAGTGGTCAGGCTTCTGGCCCTCTTTAAGGCACCTGGCTAAAGCCACCCCGGCGATGCCATTTGAGTCCTCCACAATGCCGACCATGCCCTGCTTCTCAAACCAATTAAACCAATCAGATAGGTTGTGCCACATCCCCTCTGGCACCCCGGACGCTTCAATGTATTCTATAGCCGTCATATTACCTTCTGAATCTCGATCGTGTCCGGATTGGCGGCCGCGACAATCTGTCGAATTGCCATCTTGTTTGCAGTGCTTGAAATCTTGATATTGAGCAGGCGCCACTTCTCGTACTTGCGGAGATCGCTCGCAATCCGTTTCTTGACAGAAGTTGGGAGCACTGCGGGAAGCACGAAGTCAAGCGTGAGCACTGAACTTGCAATGTTTAGTCCTGACTGAACGCTGACGTCCCCGGTATCAGAATCTCTTTGTATAAATATGTTCGCGCTATTTGAATACGAGTCGTCAAAGATGACCTCGAAATGCGAGCCGTATTTGGCAGCAAACGTATCTCCGAAATTAAAGTCTTTTGTGCGAATATAGGAGTCATAGCTTGTTCCTGCGTCTAAGTAGTCTGACGAGACTGTTCCGGAAGGAGACTTGTATCCGGCATATTGCTCAATAATTCCGTTTACCTTCTTGAACATTGCCCTAGTTCCAGCCTGGTTAAAATTGGTAAGAGTAAACTGCATTATCCTTGGGCTCCAGGTGCCCTCAAATGCCCCAAGCACAGTGTTGTAAACTATAAGCGTGTCGTTGACGTTACTCGATCCTGTCGGAACTGCCAGGAAGTATCTATTGTCGTAATAAATTGCTGTAGAAATTCTGATTGAATCCGTGTTTATGCTTTGAATGACGTCTTTGACAATTTCTGAGATTGGCACACCTACAGAGCTAAAGTCGTCTGCAACCGAGCGAACTAGGGATCGAATTCCGTTGTCTGATAAAAACAGGATGTCGCTACTTACTTGGACCGCAGTCCCGGCTGCGACGCAACCAGTGTTGTTTGATATGATGGACACGACCCAATCAGCTGCCGTTGTGGCGTCGTTAGGAATGTCCACCTGGAAGACTCGGCGCTTCTTGAATACGATGATCCTGTTTTTGTAGTACGGAACGATTGCTGTGATTTGGTCTCCATCGTCTCCGTTCACAACGATGCTATTTGTAAGATCCCAAACCGCGGGGTCTAGGATGTCCGAGGCATAAAGCGTGTTCCTGGTGTCTCCATCCCCAACTCCAAAAAGCCTGTTTTCGGTATTGATCAAAAGTCTAAGATTTTGAGGTGGCGGACTGGCAGTTGCCGTTGCTGTCGCTCCAGATCCATTCCCAATAATTGTCACGGTTGGGGCTGCAGAATATCCAGATCCTCCGTCGACAACGGTTACCCCAGTGACGGCGCCTCCCGCAACTTGAGTTATGAGTGTTGGAAATTGTCCACCCCATTGTGGTCCTGTTACAATCGCAGTCGCGCTTGTGTATCCAGTGCCTGCGCTAGTTATCGTGATTGCCCTGACCTTGCCACCCTGCCTTGTTACAATATCTCCGTCCCAATAGTGCAGATCATCGTCAGCGTCGGCTAGGTACATCTTGTTGTTAAATTGTGCCATGCCAACTTCAACGGCAGAGCTAATAGAATATCCGCTAGCCCATTTTTGCGTGTTTGTTCCGAACGAGCTTGTTGTCGCAACCCACGTCGAATCTGCCGGGTGTATTGTCGCGCTCCCGCTGGAATTGATGCTGTAGAATCTTCCGCTTGTCACGGTAAGCAATTGCGACGTCGATCCTGTTTCGTAGTATCGCATCCCACCGATAGATCCTGTCCCGCTAGTTGCTCCGGTGGCGAAGCTGGAAGTTCCGATCCTGGTCTCAAGATTGCCCTTTGGAGAAAGGGTCATGTTGTACAGCTGCTGGACTTGATTTTCGCCCAGCAGATCAGACTGCAGTCCGCTGGCTTGGCCCCCGGTAAAGTTGCGAATCCCGTCAAAGGACAAGACTTCGTCTAAATTGTCCTGGAAGTATGGCACGGACTAAACTCCTATATCTGTGATGCTGTATTCGCCTAAACTTGACGGTGTAATAACCTTGATTCCTCCGACCTGGCTCATTTCGTACTGTGCCATCTGCGCCAGGTCGGCATTTGCGGTCGACACAACTGCCTGAGCCTTTGCGTACTGACGCTCGCGCTCGAGGGCGTCGGCGTGAGTAAGCGCCAGGACAACATGCTGGACGTGAGGGAGGCGCAATTCGTCTGTGATAGCGGCAGAGCTCGGAGGAAACTCGACAATGTTATTTTGTCTTGTGATGCAAGTAACCTTTTCTATCACCTTCAATGCAGTTGTGCTGGTCGTGTTTAGTAGCGGATATAGGTCAATCTCAGCAGTCCCGGACGTGTTCCGGCCCTTGAAATAATACTGACTTGGAGTCCCGGTCCTATCCGAATCAAGCAAGTCCGCATCCTGACTGACAATTGTCTGAAGATCAACAGACATGAGCTCGCTGTCTCCGTAGGCTACGGACAGGGGATTCTCGACTAGGGAGCCAAGTGACACCGTCCTAGTCGAAGTTGAGACGGAGTATGTGGAATTTGTGATGCTTTCCCTCCAGGGAGCAAAGTTCCACACCCGCCTATAGTTTAGGCTGGCAGACTTCTGCAGAAAGGTAAGCGTGTCGGCATCGGTCTTGCCAATCTTCTCACCCGCATACTGGGCGATTTCAGTTAGGGTCATTTAGCAGGCCATTAGCACACAAGGGACGCAGTAACTTCCGTCCTCATAGGTGCAAGTGACATTGGTTGAAGTAACTTTGGCAATAGTCTTGGATCGGATAATGTCATCGCCTTGAGGCTTGGCTGTTCCATCTCCGGCAGAAATTAACAAATCACCACGACTAACGCTTGTTCCTTGAGCAATTCGGATAATCATATCTCCTGTCATTGCCATATTGAGATCAAATGGATTGTCTTGATCGTCATTGTCCCAATTAACAAATACGCCAGCCGTATTCAAATCTCCTTCAACATCAGAAATTTTAACTTTGTTTAGCTGTTCGTTTGGAAGAAGGTTTCCATCCGCATCTCTCCATTCACACATTGCGTCAAGATTGGATAATACAGTTCCCTTTTTGATTGATGCATCACGCTGACCACTTAAAAGTTGCGACCACCTAGATAAATGCCCTCCGTTATAGGATACTGTTGTTCCAGAAACAGATATGCTTCCCTCACCAGTTCCAGCTTGATAAAAAACAACTAAAGCACCATCGCTTGTTGTCCTGTTTATGCTCATCACTTGCCCGCCAGATACAGTGAACTCATTGATTGCTGTTGATAATAAAACGCCAGACTGAGCAAAGTCTGATGTAGCTTTACCAACCAATATATTTCCAGCAGACTCAATACGCATCCGTTCTATGCTATTCGTCTCAAAAGCAAAATTGCCGTCAGACTCTCTATTTTGAAATATAAAAGAACTAGAGGCAGCTACTAATGCAAACTGAACACCGTCATTAGAGGTATCGCCTGTATATGTATTTTTAAAGGCCATTCTTGTTTGTGATGCACCACCATTCATGACCAATCCCAAACCACTGGCAACACTAGGTGAAGTAGTCCCAATCCCAACATTTCCACTCGAATCAATCCTCATTGACTCAGCCCCACCCTCACTAAACGCAATGGTGTCAGCGGCGGGGAAGAAGATGCCTGTGTTGGTATCGCCTGTAGGAACGATTGCTGGGGCTGCGGCTGTGCCTGTGCCTGTGGTTACTAGGGTGGTGGAGGTTAGGGTTGGGATAACGCCAGTAGTAATCGTTCCAGTAGTGCTGTTTAACGTATCAATCGTTCCAGTCGTGCTGTTGAGCGTGGCAACTGTTCCAGACGTAAAGATGCCAGCAGTTCCAGTTGTAGTTCCAGCAGTCAGAGTTGGAATAAGTGCGGTTGTGATCGTCCCATTCGTGATCGTCCCATTCGTGATTGCGGCCGCGGTCGACGTTGTCGTCCCAGCGATGAGGGTCGAGATTGTGCCGTTGGTAATGTTCGCACCAGTGCTGATTGTCCTGTTCCCGGTCGCAGTCCCATAGGTAAAATTTCCAGAAAGTTGTGCATTTACATATGTTCCGCCTGTCAGCGCGTCTTCAAATAGATTATAAACCGTTGTCCGGTTCGCAGCTATTTGGGGGCTCCCTATCGATGACGAGTCTGCAACGAGTAAAAGATCTGCCGTTCCGACTGTTGTCTTTTCTTCCTGGGTCGAGATTAGCCCGGCGTAAATATTTGTCTCATCGATAAGGTTGTGCAGACCCGCAGCCGTCACCGTTCCGTTGGTTGCAAAGTCAAAATTGCGATCGAGTACATTTGCCATATTAAGTTGTGAACCTCATTGCGGTTGCAAAAATTGTTCCTGCTGGGACTGTCCCCGCGGTTGCTCCCTTGCTGCAGACTACATATCTTGCAACATTTGAAGCCACAGGGAAGAAGCTGGTGACGATTTGCGTTGTTCCTGTTGTTGATCCTAGCGAATTGATTGATCCGATAACTATGTCGCCGAGCTCGACTCCGGTAAGTGCAAATGTTCCGTTCGTTGTGTCTGCCGTGTTATGGGCCGCTACGACAGCGGAGCCAAAGGATGCGGTAGCATATGATACCTTGGTTATGCTCGGACCAGTAGCACCAATCTCAAGTGTGCCAACTGTTGCTAGGCCAGTATTGTTAATAGTCGTGGAGGCAATCGCGCCAATCGTTGCGGTTCCAGTAGACATGGTGACGTTAGTCCCAAATGTTACCGGGCCAAGCTGGAGTGGGATCGTGGCAGTGCTAATGGTCGCAGTGCTGATTGTAGCAGTGCTGATCGAGGCAGTGCTAATGCTGGCCGTGGCGATCGTTGTTGTCCCTGTGGAAAGAGTGGTATTAGATCCAAACGTCACCGGACCAAGGAGCGTAGACGCTCCGTCCACTGCAAATGTGCCTGTGCTCTTGGCTCCTGTGGTGGATATCTGAAGGGCCGAAACTCCGGCCTCGTCACCACTAGAAATGGCTCGCATGGTTGCGTCGACAATGTTGCTACCAAACGTCTTTAGGAGTTGGGTGTAGCTTGCGCTAATTGTCTGTGTGCCTAGTGTAGCCATTAGTGGTTCATCCTGTTTTTAACTAGGTCCCAGGCAACGGAAAACAGTAGCCCAGCGGCCCCAGCAATTGCAAATAGCCTAGAACGGAGGTGTTCCAGGGCAGAAACTCTATTTACCACATCTGCGTAGTTTGACAAGCTGGTCTCGACCATTTGATACAATTGGACCTGGCGCTCTTCCATCCGGGCCAGTTTGACCTCTATGCCCCACACCTGGTCCTCACTCATTGCGAGACTCCAAGTACTTGAGACTTACGGCAAGATGTACGACCGCACCGACGACCTCGTCCCGGTCCCTGCCGTCCGCCACCATCCTTTTGATCGATCTGTTGACTGACAGAAGATGCTTCACTGCACCGATATACTTCGTCCCGCTCGCTAGCCTGTTGTTGTCGTCGGCACACTTCGTTGCCTCCTTGAAACAGGCGTAATCTTTTGCCGTCAGCAATAAACGTAAACCCAGGACCGTGATCCACATGGCGATCCGTTTCATTTGACATTACCAGAACTTATGGCTCCTGCATCAGCAGCAGCACCCATGTCCGAATAGCGTGGGAGCATATTATTATGGTCTACTGGCTTTGGCGAGCAGGAGCAGAGCAAGAGGGTGAGGAGGAGGAGGGGCATTACTGGACATCCAGTAGCCAGTGAGTTGATTGAAGGATTGCGGAAGGGCTTGCGGTTGGTAGGGAGGAGGAGTTTGAACAATGAATTTCTGGCCCGAATCTGTTTGTGCTAGTGTCGTTTGTCGGGCCACCAGTAAGTGTAAGAAGTGGAACTTGTCCTATGTTTATATTTGGATTTATGGATGAATCTGCTCCGTAGAGATTGATGTTCCCAGCTCCATCAGATTCTATAACAACACCAAAGAATCTGTTATCAGATGCGGCAAGTCCAAAGCCATTTGTTAGCGTTGTGTAGGAAGTCGGCGTTAAATATGAAGCATTAAATCCTATTAACCTTGCTTGTATAACACTAGATTGCAGTGCAAATTCAGCCCCGAATCCTTTGATTGTGAGTCCATTGACCCCAGCCAAAGGAGCGTCAGTTGCGTTTCCAGTACCACCAAATACCATGCGAATAACAGAATTGGTACTTCCAATATACATCATCCCACCAATCGAAAATCTGATTCTCTTTGAATAGTCAATCTTGCCAGCACTTGCCGTCATTAGTGCGGCCGTCGGGTCGAAGTAACCAGCTTTAGATGTACCAGATGCAGAGCTTCCAGCATTAAGATTCATATTAAACCCGCCAGTATTTCCAATAGAAGCAACGCCACCAGTACCAGTAACTTTTGTGTATGAGCCAGCCAATCCAACTCGATACATTTTCATTCGCCCAGAGGCGAAAAGAAAGCTATCTATATTACTAGGATTCTTAACGAGAGGCATCGCCTAGCTCCTAGCTCAATTCTGTCACTTCAGCCGTTCCAGCCGTGGCGAAGATACCGCCAATCAGGCCAGTGTAGTTGAATGGGACTTCATAGTAATCTCCAGCACTCAGCCTAGCCGTGAATACTGACGTACTTGCTGTTGCTGTGCCAAGAATAACGTGGAGGTTGCCTGGGCCAGAATTGAAAATTGTGCATCCCAGCCTGCCAGTGCTTGCCGTTGCAATCGTGCCGTAGCTGGTGGATGTGAAGTCAGTCGGACCAGTTCCGCCAGTTGTAGCGTTGGGTGGGCGTAAGCCATCGGCTACATCCGCCTGCAACGTGACCATCAAAGCCTCGATTGCTTCGAGGTTGTAGTTAATGCTTTGCGTACCGCCAGTGGCAGTGCCAATAGTCTCCAAGATGCGGTTAGTTTGCCAGCCCATATATTTGTCCTTTTCTAGTTTATCACGCTAAGGGTTGTTCATCAAGCGGCGGTGATGGTTAAGCTACAACTGTTATTGTTGTAGTTACATTCCAGTCTGTTTGGGGTATAGTGTTTACTGTTTGGCTTGCTAATGTATTAAATGCAATAACATCTCCATAGGCCGTTACTTCCCATCTTGTTCCTGTAAAAATTAAATAATAATCACCGTCTGGCCCAGCCCAACTATCAGGAGAAAGTTTAACAAAAGTGCCATTTAGGCCGTAGCTTGGAACATTTATATTAACAATGGTCGTACTCGCCACAGGAATCCCGCTGGGTGCGGCTCCGCCAGTAAGAGGCTTTGACGCTCTTTTCAGTCCAAGCCCGAGGAAAATTGATGGCATAAAATTACAATACAATCACAACCCGGGGACTTGAACCCTGGGGCTTGTGACCGCAATAAATTAACTAGCCCTTGTAAGCAATCACACGTCCAGTTCCAGCAGTGAAGCTGTTGAACCGTCCGTAGATTACGTTTCCGGAACCAATCGTAATTCCTGTCAGGGTACCATCGTAGTCTCCCGCAATGGCGCTAAAGGTCGTGTCGGCGAGCATTTGGATTGCCCAATATGCTTGCCCGGAGACGCCTGTGGTGCCAACGGTAAAACCGTTCCTGGCCCCAAAACGATCTAAGTCTGCAGACATTAGCTGTAGACCGGGATCTTGTAGTTAGTGCCGTTCAGCCGAACTGTGATGCCAAGGGTAGAGGTACCCGAGACAAATGTTCCGGTTGTTGCGCTTGTGATGAACTCAACGGCAACTGTTTCCTTTGCTGAGTCAAGCCGGATGGGCTTGCCTTTTGCTTTCAATTCGCGACGCAGATTGATATCACTCATGGATCTAATTTCCTATGTTTTGCCCAAACTTGTTTAATTGTATCGGCTTTATGTCTTGGGCGGAACTTGGAGCCGAGTTTTTGTTCTAGTGCGTGATAACCTTTTAGAATGTTGCGACCGTCCATGGCCGCGGGGTGATATGCTGGTTCTGAACCACAGTTAACAAGTCTGAAGTTAGAGGGAAAGTTGCGTCGTTTTAGTTTACTCGGGACATTGTCCCTTTCGTCTACCGGACGCTCGAGCGTTACAACGCCCCCGGTGTCCCTATCTTCGTACTCGTAGAGTGGCATCAGTCTTCCATCATTTCCCCGCCGTCCATCTTGACGGCTTCATTCCTGAGACGCTCGCCTTCGGTTTCGGCTTCTGGAGATTCTTCTTCCATCTCTCCTTCTGCCTCGCTTACGCGAACCATGGCAACGCCTTCTTTGATTTCAACAACTTCTCCGGTCAATTCAACCATGTCACCGATTGCAGGCTCGGCCTGTTCGGTCTCTTGCGAGATGGTTAGATTTTCGATCGGAATATTTACGATGTTAGCCATTTTTGTCCCCTTGCTTTTAGGCTCGGACCCGGGGAGGTTTTTGCCTCCCCGAGTCTTCGCTTCGGGCCCGATCATTAATACGATCGCGCCCATTTAATTAGCTGACTTCAGAACGGCTAAACACGATTCGGTAGAACGCTCCGTTCAACTGAACCGCGGTGTAGTACGTTTTGACAGCGACCGAGGTTACCAAATCCAGAGGGTCGGACTTGTCCGGACCTTCTGCAATTAGGACCTTGGGGCTATAGGGCGAGTCGCCTGTGAGGCTAGGTACGCCGAATGCCTGGTCACCGAGCACAATGTTCGCCAAGAAAGGCGCTGTGCTGGAGTTGTAGGACGCAGCTGCAGTGCCAGAGATGGCATTAGCAGAAGCAGAGCCGAAGGACAGAATGTTGTGCGACAACAGAGTCTTCACTCCGTAGTACGCGCCAACTTCGCCCTTCAGCAAGCTGTCCGTTCCCGAATAGTGATGCGCCTGGATATAGTCGTCATCGTTGAGGATCGAACGAGCAGTACGAGGATCTGCAACCAGGATGTATCCACCCTTGATCGTAGGAGCCTTGTCAACCCGGAGAGACGTCACGGAATCGAGCAAGTCGAGAGCCGTGAAGGCCGAGTTGGCTGCAGTCGCGGCAATGAATGCCGTCGAGTTGCTGTTCTGCGCGTAGCGGACCGAGGTCGACAGAGTGCCAGTTCCGGAGGTAGTTCCGGTCGTGAGCACACGGTGAACAAGTGTGTCGGCATGCAACGCATGATCTTCTGCCAATTGAGTCGTGGCCTGTGCCATGGAATCAAACAAGTTTGTGGCTTGCAGGATATCAGACAGCTTGACCAAGCTGGCGAATTGCTGGAGGGTCGCACCGACAGTCGACAGGGTCAACTGACGTTCGTTCGATCCAGGGTTTGTGCCTTCTGAGGTTACTTCGATGATCGAGCTAATGCTCGGATTGTCATAACGGAAGAAGCGAATCTGTTTGTTGCCGTTCTTCCGGGGAAGCGCGGCTTTCATTCCGAATTGTTCCATCTGAAGGATGGGCAATTGACGTTGGAGTAATTCTTTTGAGAAATACTCTTGGTAGGCCGCTGTGAGCGAGCCAGAGGTTACTAGTGCCATATAATTTTATCTCCTGTTGTCTAAACCTTAGTTAGCGTCGTCAAATTCCATCGCCATTCGGCGAAGTTCGGCACCTTGTTCTGCAGAGGATAAATCCTTAAACTGCTTCTTGGGCGCCGGGGTTGACGGTGAACCAACTCCAGGTTGTAAACGTTTTTTGAACTCCGCATTTTCTTTGCGGAGCTTTTCGACTTCATCTGCTAATCCGGTTGAGTTATCCGTTTTAAGAGCAAGCTGTGCGATCTCGACTGCATCAACGATGCCGTCAGGATACTGGCGAAGGACTGCTTTCGAGTTAAGTAGTTCTGCTACTTTTTTATGCAGGCTTGAATTTGAATCCTTTAGATCTGGATGCTTATCAACCAATCTGTTCAGATTCTCGTTCCAAGCCTTCTCGCCCATCTCCTTAACTTTTCTCTCTTGAGATTGTACTTCGTACTTCTCAACCTCTTGAGCTCTCTTATCGGCCTGCTCGGCTAGATCTTCTCGACCCTCTTCCCGGAACTGCTTCGCAGCGTTTCGGTAGTCGGTCGCGTCGAACTTGCCTGCTGGTCTCTCCTGGTCTGCCTTCCGCGCCTCATCACGTTCGCGCATGAATTCCTGGCGCTCACGTTCCAAGCGTTCCTTTTCAGCCTTAGATTCCGCCTTAGCTTGCTGAATGGCATCCCATTCTTTCTGCTGACGGTTCTTTAGCTTCTCGTACTTGCTGGGTTCCTTGGCCTTGTCGGATGACTCAACCGGACTCTCAGACTCTGTCGTTGTTAAAGAACTATCACCTTTTTTGTCCACGACTTCGGTCGTAGAAGGCGAATTTTCTGTTTTAGGTTCTGTCGTCGACGTGGGGTTCGACTCGATCTTCTCCACTGGTTCCGACGTTGGTGTCGCTTCCGGTTTTGCTTCCACTTTATCTGGAGGGATAATCCCATCCTCAATCATGGCCGCTCTTCGTAACGATTCCGCCGTCAGTTCTATTCCATTACCCATGCTAACCCCTTTACTCCAGCCCCGAGATGGTTAACGATCTCAGGCGGGATTGTGACTAGTCTATGTACTCCGCGGGTAACCTCTAGTCGTCTGCCCCTCCCGCGGGATGAGTGGCATCAATTCCAAGGGAATCGATAACTGCCACTGCAGATCTGAAACCTATTGCGAATCCGCAAGCTGTCAAGTCGCCTTTTTGAACTGCGCTAGAATCTTGCCTAATGGTCATGTTTCTGAGGATCGCGGCGAACCTTACGCCATGCTCTGATCTCATAAAACTGCCAAGCGACCTGGCGTCTTCTTCGGTCCACTCGGGTTCGTCTACCCATTTGGTAAATCGTATAAAGTTTAGAATTGCCCTTAGTTTTGTCATATAATGTCTTCCGTTGAAAAGCACAGATTGTAAACGTGCTCAAATTTGGGTTCTTCGTCCATCGGGATCTCTCTAGGGTCACCACCCTCTATAAGCCAGCACCTATAGCCAATTTTGTTCATAAGAACACGAATGTCCTGGTAGCTATGTCCCATTTGGGCTAGGCCAAAATTGTTTATCTCAAGCGCTACAATCGGAAGATTCTTTTTTAGAAGCTCAATCATTCCGTTCAGCGCCAGGACCTCGGCCCCCTCAACATCCATCTTGATGAAATGGACCTTATTAAAAGAATCGTAATGATCCAACGCTATCGAGTAGGAAACCATCTTTTGCGGAGAAAGTCTGCTCTTCTCGTTGAAGCTATGCCTACCACAATCCCACAGAGAGTGACCACCGTCGTTATCCTGGTTGACCCAAAACTGGACAGGACCAGAGTCGTTTGAGATTGCCCAATTGTGCGGTCTTATGTTCCTAAAATTATTTAATCCGGCATTCATTACTAGCATGGAGTAGTTATCCGGATTCATTTCAAAGGAGTAAACTTCTCCCTCATCTCCGACCAGCTTTGCTGCGATCATGCTGAAAAATCCAACGTGGGCACCAATATCAAGAAACGTGTCTCCGCGCTTTAGCTTTCTAAGAATTAGCGCGAACAGCGCGCCCTCGTATGCAACGTTCTTTTCTAGGTGCGAACCAATATATTTCTGGCTCGTTTTTGAGTAATCTAAAATTATCTTAACAGGGCCGTCGGAAACCCCTGGAAGGTCAATATTGAATATCTTCGACTGTTCGCTCACGCCATCGGTTGTGCCATCTCGGGAGGCATTTGTCCAGCCATTTCTGGGGGAGGCAACTGGCCCTGGGTTCCTTGCAATTGTCCCTGCTGTTGCTGTTTTGCCTTGTTCATTTTCTTGAGTTCGGCAGTGATTGCCCGGGCAGTGTTCGGATCGATCTGTTCCAACGCCTGCAAGTGCTGATCCAAATGCTGACCGATCGCCTGCGCTGTAGCCTGGTCAACCTGGCGGAATCCTTTTTCGGCAGCCTGCTGAAAGTCAAAGATGATCTCAAGATGAGCCCTATGATCGTCGGTCGGCTTGATCGCAATCGGGAACGCGGTCGTCATCATCGCGGCGAGTTCCTTCGCCTGTTCTTCTCTCTGCTCCTGTTGATTCATCATCGGGTCCTGGACCAGGCGACGTACCAAGCTGGGATCGTCGAGCTCGAGCACGGACTTAACAAGTTCAGCCTGGTTAATGAACGGAGACTGTCCGAGCAATTGCATCCGGGCTACTGCCTTTTGCAATTGAAACTGGCGAGTCTGGAAATCGTACCCACCCTTGGGCATGATCGAATACTGTTCGTGCAATGCTTCCGGCGGGACGGTCCCGGTATCTTCGGCATAGCGGAAGTTCAGATCCTTCTTGTCGTACTGCAGATAGATCGACCAGCACTGACGGAACAGGCGACCTAGCGACATGCGGAAAAGACGGTTTCTTAAATCAGCACCCGCAGACCCGGTGTTCACCAACGCTTGAATTTCAGTTGCTGTTTTTCTGGAGCTACCGGGTTCCGAGGGGTTGTTGCCTACGCCAAAATCAATCGTTCCAACTCTCTGCTCCGCCTCTGCACGTTCGTCGTACATGACTCGCATGAAGTCCATCGGAGGGGTCGTCATCTGAACAGGCTTGATGCCCTGGGGCAGGATTTGCCCGGGCTGCATTTTTAGATTCGCCATGTTGAGGGAGACAGGATTGTCGGCTTGGAACAGAGGACGGTTTGCCAGTTCCAAGAAGTCGAGCATGGAGTTCTTTAGCTTCGCCAGGGTCATCTCATTGGCAGCCAAGATCTCTGCAAGTCCGCGGGATGAGTAGAATCCTCCGTTGGTCAACTCATAGCTAAACTCTGTGAATGGGCACTGCTTGTGCTTGTAGGGAAGGACAAAATCTTCACGCACCGGGTCAGTTGTTGCTAGGGGCGAGTACGTCGCAACGTTCCACTCGTCGTCTTCGTTCCTGGTGTAGATCTCCCAAAGAATGATCCGGTCTGGGCGAGAGTCGTAGGTAATGCCTTCGCGCTGGTAAACTGCCTGTTCCTTTTCGGTATTGATGCCCTCGAACTTGGTCCCGCGTCCAGCAATCCTTTTGATGAAATCCTCGTCCTGGTTGTAGGCCGCTACGCGTTTATACTGCTCCACCGATAGTACCATGACGTGACAAAGATAATCGGCGTCGTCCAAGGCGACGGTCTGGTCTGGCACAATGAACCTGGTCGGATCAATCGCCTGGAAAATGATCTCCTTCTTGCCCTCGTCCCAAATTGATTTGAGTACCGCCCGACCGAACAAGAGCATGTCGTCGATTAGGCGAACGATCTCAAATTGAAATGCAGTGCGCTCCCGGATCTTGTAGTCAAAGTAGCGTTCTGCCGTAACAGTAAGCGGAACCAACTGCTGGCGCATTGGAACAAACCCGGCGACAACGTCGTTGCCCAGGGCTGAGTTGACATAGTTAGGTTTGAGTCTTTCGATAATACGATCAATCAGCGCGACGTGCATGTCCGCCGCGGTGGGCCATGGCTTAACCTTTCGACGCATTCCGAACGTGCGCATCTCATAGAACTGTCTCTGCCGGGCGTCCCATGTCGCGCGGTTCTTCAGATCCCGGAGGATACGCGTATGAAGTTCGTTATTTATTGGTTCCATTATTCCTTACCCTTACTTCGTATTCTAAATCGTTTACCGTGTTGATTGCGTCGTATGCCCAGGATTGAACGTTAGGTGTTGACCTGGTGACTTCCTCAAACCTTGGGTCGTTCAACAGTCTGTCCGCGTTCCCCGACGTCCGTACTACTGGACTGACGGTTGCGCATCCACCAAGCGCTAGTGCCAAAGGCAGAATCAATCCGACTACGACCCTCCGCCCATTCTTTCTTAATCGCAGACTCATTGCGCTCACGTTCCCCGGGGAACAATCCTACAATTGCCTTGAGCAATTCGATAAGAGCGCCAATCCACGAAAACACAAAATGTTATTTGGCGTCGGCAGCCTTGATCAACCCGACTCCGGCGATGATCGCGGCGATGAGTATTCCAAGGTCAGGCACTTTGCCTGTCTTCAAAAATTCCACCGCTGCTCCAGCGACGGCTACTACGATTGACAAAACTCCAGTTGCAGTTGTTTTCCAGTTCATGTTGTTTTCCTCCGGTTTATCCCCCGACATCCCAGCCGGACATTTCGTTGTCCGCGGATGCCTGCTTCATTAGTTCAAGCAAAGATGGACGCGTGTATGCCATTGTCAAGTCGTAGTCAATCCCTGAGTTGTCGCATGCCATCGCGACCGCGTCGGCCCTGTCTGGAGATGCCACTCCCCTAGACCGCATTGCGTCTTTTGACTCCAGGCCCAGCTTCCCGCGGGACGTGGCTTGAGCTCTCCTGGTCACTAGTTGGCTTTTGAGAATATCGTCTTCGGGCAGGATGATGTCGCAAGTGTCGATCTTCCGGGCCAGCCTGTGCCACATCTCGGAACCCTTGTTCTGGTACGCGTCGTTGTCCCTGGCGTTGCCACCAAAGTTAATCCGGTTCACGGTCCACCCAGCTTCGTTCAGAGCGTCGCACATCGGTAGACCCAGGCCCCCGGCGTCGGCGAATACTTGCTCCGGCTTAACCCCGGCTTTCTTTAGCTCCATAATGATCCGCCCGACCGTTGCCATCGTATCCCTTTCGCGCCATGTGATCAGTGGCAGGATTCGGTTGCCCTCCCGGATTGCGATCACGTTCTCGTCGCCACCCGCGGAAAAGTCGATGCCAGCTGCCCTGTCTGACCCATTGGGGACAGGAGGGTTATTTACGCAATTGTCGTAGCTACCCAAGCTCACGACCAGGCGCTCTTCGCCCAGGTCCATGAATTCTGCCTTGAGCATAGACTGAGTGAATGGGCTGTTGATGCCATAGCGCTGTTGAATCTCTTGTATGTACAAAGGGCTGATATGGGGACAGTCCCAGGCGGTCGCTCGAGTCTTTTTCCACAGATCTGCCTCCTTTGTAAAGCATCGGTAGAACTGACCTACCGGAGCCCCCGGCGAACTGGCGACTAGTAATCTAGTTGGTTGGCACCGAAACACTGAAACGTAGATCGGATCTTGGACGGTCTTGGCCTCGTCGACGACGTACAGAAGGGGAGCGCTTTCATGGTTCGCGGCGTGGAAACCCTCCGCTCGGCCTGCTGATTCGTTGTCATTGCCTGCTGTAAACCCCAAAATTCGGCTTATACGCCCCGAGGCGTGCTTGAAACGGATTTCCCCACTGGTGACCTCAACCATGTCCCCGAAGGGCCTTAGAAGGGCTTTAATCGCAGGCCAGAGCACGGATTCGACCTGGCGATATACCGACGCGGTAACGACTGACAAAGACTCCTCAAAGCATACCATGTGCCAGACAAGGGCCGGGGCGATGACATTTGAAGTCTTGCCGGAACCGTTCGCAGCCACTAGCGCTACCCGGCTATAGATCGGGGCCAGGTTGTTCATGACCTCCTTTTGCCAGGGGTACAGATTTAACCTGAGCACACCCTCCGCGAATCCTGCCGGGGTAGCCTGTTCGTCAACCTTGGATGCCGGGCCGGGTTTCGATGACCCCTTTTTATTTCTAGCCGAATTTCTGAGG